CAATAGAGAAATTTCACTAAAAAGTGAAAAATAAGACTGGATGTCTCATGTTGCCAGAGTTACAGTTCGTGTCGTTGAGACGGGGAATAACCCGGTAACTAGATGAATTTGGAGGATATTATGAACTATCAAGGCAACGAAAAAATGAGACAGGACGCGGCTGAAATTGCTAACGCGCTGTATGAAGTCTGGCAGAAAGTGAAGCGTTTCCAGCGTGAGTACAGCTTCAACAGTGAGAACATTACAGACAGACTGGCAGGCCGACTGGTTGGAACAATGGAACCAACACTGGCCGATCTGAACCGCTTTATGGCCGATGTTGATTACCAGTTCGAAGACTAAGGAGAGAGGATGAACGTTAAAGAGATCCGCGAGACAATGACCGAAGCGGCCTTGAGCGTTGAGTGGGTAATGCGGGGGCATCCCCGCATTACCCCGCAGGAATTAAGCGACGCCTGCAACGTTAGCCTGCCAGCGGTTGAGTTTATTATCGAGCAGATGCTTTGTATGGGGGTAGCACAGCGGGGCGCTTTTGGGCGGTACTCACTGACCCCGGAATATAAAAACGGCAACTTCTGAAAACTGTGCGACCACGGTCGCACAGAAAGAATTTTAAAAAGGTTGGCAAATCAGGCTTTTTTAGGTATCTTTTTTCTAAGTTGGGAATTTTATAACCAACGCCCTCACAACCGCCGCTAAGGCGGTTTTTTTATGCCTTGGAAATGGGCGCTGCAGCATGTGCCACCATGCTGCAGCTTTCGACCCATGCCACCTGACAGGGTGAAATCAAGGCCCATTGCTGATTGCGCAACAGCAAAAAGAGCCTATCAAAAAAGGCCCCGAAAGACCATGAAAAACACTGTAAAAATAAACAGTGCTCAACTTGTGCATGCAGATTCACTGGAATATATCAAAACCCTGCCGGACAACAGCTTAGACGCCATTATCACCGACCCGCCGTATTACCGCGTAAAGGCGAATTCCTGGGACAACCAATGGCCCACCGTAACGGATTATTTAGCCTGGCTGGATGAGTTCTTCGCCGAGTTCTGGCGCGTGCTTAAACCAGCCGGTTCGTTATATGTGTTCTGTGGCCCGAAATTATCGTCGGACACTGAGCTGTTGTTGCGTGAACGTTTCAACGTGCTGAACCATATCGTCTGGGCTAAACCCAGCGGGCGCTGGAATGGCGCTCGAAAAGAAAGCTTCCGTTCTTATTTCCCGGCCAGCGAGCATATTTTCTTCGCGGAGCATTACGGCGCAGAAGGGTTTGCAAAAGGCCAGACTGGATACGCGACAAAGTGTCAGAAGTTGAAGGGTGAAGTTTTCGAACCGCTTATCAACTATTTCCGCGATGCTCGCCAGCGGCTTGGTATTTCCGCTGCTGAAATCAACGAGGCAACCGGCACGAAGATGTGTAGCCACTGGTTCAGCACCAGCCAATGGCAGCTACCCAATGAACGGCAGTACCTGGCGCTGCAGGCGCTGTTTAACAGAAAGGCCGCAGAGTTAGGAACAACAGGACTTGCCGAGCCGCATACGGCGCTGCAGGAGGAATACGGCGTGTTAGCGGCGCAATATTCCGAACTGGTTGTTCAGTATTCCGAGCTGCGTCAGCAGTATGAGAACCTGCGGCGACCATTCCGTGTGACAAAAGACGTCCCGCACACCAACGTGTGGACGTATCCACCGGTTCCGTACTATCCGGGCAAACACCCTTGCGAAAAACCGCTGCAGATGATGCTCGACATCATTTCGGCTTGTACGCGCCCTGGCGATGTTATCGCCGACTTTTTCATGGGGTCGGGTGCAACGATTAAGGCCGCGCTGCAGTTAGGGCGCGAGGCCATCGGCGTAGAGCTGGAAGAGGAGCGATTTTTACAGACGGTCTCCGAGATAGAAAAACAATAATCGACAGCCCCGCCTAAGTGCGGGGCTTTTTATTACCCGCCACGCGGGTGGCGGAGTCATGAACACAGCTATCGAATATGGAAATCCTGATCTCTGGCTGGTCTTGCTCATGCTGGCCGCTGGAGTGGTTTCAAGCGCCCTGCTTTCTGAGAACCCCATCAACCCGCGTCGCCTCATTGGTGACGTTCTGAGAGGCGTCATTGTCGCCATCATCCTTTGGGCTTATGGCCTCATGGGCAACATTTCAATTTTGAAAGTAATAACTCTCGCCGGTTTATCGGCTGTGGCATGGCCACACACCGTCAACGAAATCACCGGCTTTGCAAAACGAACAATCAGCCGAATTTTCGGCGGGAGAAAAGAACGATGAATTATGGACTGGTGAGCAAGCAAGACGCGCGCCTTTACGCCGAAGCGGTTTGCGATGTTATCGGGAATGGTAAAGCCAATGCGGCGGTTCTGCTGTGTGTCGAAACGGCTGCAGCCGAGACATTGCTGGGCGATTACAAAGACCCTACGCCGACCAGCGCCGGAACCGGATTAACCCAGGTTGATCTCGGTACCTTTGAATGGCTTCGCGATAAGTACAAAAACAGCCGTTACGCCGCCGTTCTGCTGAATCAGTTTGGTATCGACCTGGGCCGGACGGTTTACCAGGAGCTGAGAACATCGCCGCTCATGGCGATGCTGTTTTGCCGCTTGCGCTATTTGACGGTCCCTGAGTCGATTCCGGCGACCCGCGAGGCTCGCGCCGCTTACTGGAAAAAGTATTACAACACCTCGGCAGGCAAAGGCACGCCGCAGGATTACATCGATAAATGCCAGCGCGCTGGCGTTGATGCGCTATTCACGCAGTGAGGCGCGAGGAGTGATTATGAACAGTTTAAAACGTATGGCTAAAGCCTGGTTGTTGATGAATGCTGCCTTCGCCCTTCTCGTGATGGCAGCGCCCCCGGCGATGGCTAATGAAAGTCTCGGTCTGGATCTGGATTCAATTCTGAGCGCCCTGCCAGCCGGCTGGGCCAGCGGCGTAACTGCCGTATTTATCGTGCTGTATGCGGTGGCGCAGCTGCGTGCCGTACTTCCCCCATCAGTGACCAAAAGAATCCCCACCGTGGTCATGAAAATTCTCGACCTTGTTGCCGCGAACTATGCCCACGCCCGGAACGCCGATGCGATCAGCAAAGTAGCGCGGGATGCCGGGAAAGCCAACGGCCCATCAGATGATGATTATCGTGTGATGGTGGAGACAGCCAAAAACAATGGAGAGCTGCGTGGAAGCCGCATTGAGAGCGCTGGCGATTATCCTGGAGATGATCGGCCAGGCAGTAAAAGCCCGAAATGAAACGGAGCGACAGGCTCGGATTGATTATGCGCGTAACAACCCGGCTGATTATCTGCGTCGCTTTGGCCGGGTGCGCGAAATCAACCCCGATGGCACCAATACTGAATCCGGCTCCGTGCGCAGCGGAAAAACCGGCGATTGATGTGGTTCACGTCGATGGGCATTTCGTTATCGCTGATGACGATATGGGAAAACTGACCGGTTACATTGCCGCGCTTGAAGCGGGCTGTACCGCACCGAAATAGAGTACTCAATGAAAATTTATATTGCTGGCCCGATGACCGGGCGAGAGAACTTTAACCGCGAGGCATTCAATAAAGAGGCCGACCGGCTGACTCGTCACGGTCACACCGTTTTAAACCCGGCAAGCCTGCCTGATGGGCTGGAGCAACGCGAATACATGGATATTTGTTTTGCCATGCTCCGTTGCGCTGATGCGATCCTGATGCTCCCCAGCTGGCAGACCTCCTCCGGTGCTACGGCGGAATATCACTATGCCTACAAAATGGCGCTTCCGGTCTATACCACGGTTCACTATCCGCCGGTCGCATAGCGGGAAAATGAAGGCTATGCGACCACGGTCGCACAGGCCAAACCGGTATCCCCATTTAGGGATAAATCGTGTTCTATCCCCATGAAGGGATAACTGGTCTGCCACTTTAGAGCATAAGGCTGCCTTCGGGCGGCCTTTGTCTTTTTATCATCACATAATGGGGAAACTCATGCCAGATCGCTCAAGTAATCCGCCCAATGCATATCAACAACTCAATAATCCTGGCGCAGCAATCACTCAGCTGACCAGAGACATTGCTGAGAACAATGCAAACACGACCCAGAAGAGTATTTCCAGCATTGGTACCCTGGCCTCAGGACCCGTATTAGAGCTATCTGATAGTGCTCAGGATGTGCTGTATGCTCTTTTTTTCCGAGGCGCACTCGTATCTGGTGATATTCCTTCAAAAGCCGGCGCCTCCGCACTGCGTTCTCTGGGATTTGCCGAGACCGGCCATACAGCCACGCCATACAAAGGGGAAGACTATTTCACCTGGCTGACTCCTGCGGGGTATGCGTTCGCTATTGGGTATCTGGTTAACACTCGCTTCGGCAAACATCCTGCAAATGCAGTAGCTTCCGGGCAGCCATCGGTTCATCCGGAAGGATTAAGCATTAACAAAGCCATGATTAAAGGGGGGATCAGTAGCGAAGCCCATGTTTGCGGCAATACCATCGAGCAGGAAACGCTTTCATCAGTGTTAGCGCATTACCTGCCCAACACCCCTCTGGATAAAGCCAGAGACCATGCTGTGATGCTGGCCTCTGCGGTCAAAGCTTCTTTTGCAGAATTGAACCACTCCACCGGTGGTTTCGTAATTTCCCGCGATGGCGCCGCTCAGGTTATTGGCGAAAAAAATTCTGAAACAATAATCCCTGCGTCGGCCCTTAAACCGAGCACAGATGGAAAGGAAAAGCGGGGGTCAACCTTTACGATAAATATTGAGGTGGATGCCAGCAAAGCCACTCAAGCGCTCGATGAGTTCAGCCATGCATTCGATAAGCGCATAGCCTCCGCGTTAGAAAAAGGACTTATGCCAGGCGGTTCATTATGGTTTGCGACTAAGAGTCAACGTTAATGCCAGCCCGGTCTAAACGTCCATGCCGCCACCGGGGGTGTGCGGCGATAACCAATGATCCCAGCGGCTATTGCGATGCTCACCGGCAGCAACATGCTGGCGACGGCTGGCGCAACTACCAGGGCGGGAAAAGCCGGCATGAAAGGGGCTACGGTCGCCCCTGGGAAATCCGCCGCGCCAGAATCCTCCAGCGCGATAAATATCTATGCCAAAACTGCCGGCGTCATGGCATCGCCACCAAAGCGACCAGCGTCGACCACATCATACCCAAAGCGCGTGGCGGTACAGACGACGATTCCAATCTGGAGTCGTTGTGCTGGCCCTGCCATAGAGCGAAAACAGCAACAGAGAGAACCCGATGAATAATTTTAAAATTGAATACGTTGATGGCGCTTTGACCGTTCTGGAGACGGATGGTCATTCACGGATGAATGAAGCCGTACATGGCATCCATTTTGAGCATGTCCAGGGCGGTCGCCCACTGCTGAAACTGACGATTGCGCATGATATTGCCCCGGCCTCGACTCCGGCCCCGGCTGCTGCGTCGGCTCAGGAACCTTTAGAGGGTGAGCTGGTACAGGAGCAACAATCCCCGCTGCCTGGCGGTCGCCGTTCCCGCCATCGCCGTGGAGGTAAGCAATGATGTATCAACGCACGGATCTGACGCTCTCCATGTTCTATGCATCCAGCGCTGATGCAGACGGGAACAAAGTGGCTACGTTGACGATGCAGGTAATTGCGGCAGAGGTTGGCGCCGTCCAGACCAGTCAACTGCTATGCATCACCGATAGCGCGAAGAAAAAAACGTATACCGTGGGCGAGCAATCTATCAGTAATGGTTCCGATCCGTTGCTGGTCGCGATTGAGAATTACTGGCGCCAGAGTACGGATGTCGTGGTTAAAGGACTGATCGCCGAGGTGACCGATTTCATCGCAGGGAATATCAACTCAGTGAGCACCTGGATCGGCCAGTTTGGGATGAAGGTATTTGAGAATCAGCCATTAGCTGAGCGGCTGCCAGAAAGCGTGCTACAGGCTGATGGTAGCTCCGCTACAGCGACAGGGTCCTGACAGCAGGCATTACAACAGGCGCTCACAGAGCGCCTGTGATAATGGCTGAATGCTTCACCAGCGCGGCGTTTTATGGGAGGTCATGATGAGTTACACCAGCTGTACTTATTGCGGTTCACGTCTCCATACGCGGGCTAACTGCCCGAAAACATGGGGCGGTTCATCGCGTCGCGCCAATCTGCGCTGCAGCTATTGTGGCCAGTCCGGGCATAACTCGAATGCCTGCCCACATAATGCGAGCAGCGGTCGACGGCGCAGCCTGAATGACGACTTTACCCTCGACTGAACCGATAGCACGATGGCGGCAGGCGGAATTGATTTCAATGTGAAATTATTCAATGTCAAGTCATTGCATTGCGCGATGATGATAATAGATATCATTTGAGGGGGTAGGGGGGATCAAATCCCTAACCCCTTTCGCGCTTCGGGACTGCCGCTTCAGGTAGATTTTTGCGCGTGAGAAATAAAAACTTTTTTTTGGCTGTTTTGGGGTGCTTTTGAATGAGTACAGGGATGCGATCACCTGGTGGCGGACGCAAATCGAATAACACTGGAAATCAGGTTAGTTCTTTAACCAGAGCGGTTTCTCCGCCGGATGAATTACTGGGCGATATGGCTATCGATGCCTGGAAACGGACGTGCAAAATTCTTATTAACCGTGGCACGTTCGAAATGGAAGATTGTTATTTGCTGATGGAATACTGCAACACCGTGCAGCTGCTGTACGACGCCAACCAGGAAATTAAAAGCGATGGCCTTGGTGATGATACCGCTGCCGGCGGTCAGAAACTTGGTGCGGCAGTGAAGGCGCGTAGCCGTTATATCAGCGAATTAATTCGACTCTCCGTTGTGTTAAAGCTGGACCCCAATAGCCGCATCCTGAAGAAACAGCCCGGAGATAATGACAAATCCAGCGGTGAGTTCGACGAGTTTTAATTTTGGTGCGGCCCTAATGACTTAAGGATGGAGCATGGCCGCATATCCAAACGTCAATGTGGCGAACAAATATGCGCGGGATATCATAGACGGGAAAATAGTCGCCTGCAGAGCTATTCGGCTGGCATGTCAGCGCCATTTTGACGATTTAAAAAAATCACTCGATAACAATTACCCTTACCGGTTCGACAGAGATTTAGCTGAGCGGGCCTGCCGGTTTGTTCAGAAATTACCGCACTCCAGTGGCGATTTGGCGGGGCAGAAATTAAAACTGGAACCTTGGCAAAGTTTTATTTTTTGTTCGATTTTTGGCTGGGTCACGAAAAAGGATAAAAAACGCCGATTTCGCGAAGCGTATATCCGGGTAGCCAGGAAAAACGGGAAATCGTTTTTTGCTGCCGGGATTGGCACCTACATGTTTTGCGCTGATGGCGAAAACAGCGCAGAAGTGTATTGCGGTGCGACAACTATGGCGCAGGCGAAAAAGGTCTTCACCCCAGCCAGGCAGATGGCCAGCCGCCTGCCGGCACTTCGCTCCAGATTTGATATTTCGGTATGGACCGACAGCCTGACACGCCCGGATGGTTCCGTTTTCGCACCTATGGCGGGGAAACCCGGCGATGGTGACAGCCCACATTGCGCGATCATTGACGAGTATCACGAACACGATACGGATCATATGTACGAGGCCATGACAATGGGGATGGGCGCCCGTTCGCAGCCGTTAACGCTCATTATCACGACAGCCGGCTCGTCACTGGAGTCCCCTTGCTATGACAAGGACAAGGAAGTCAAAGAGGTTATCGAAGGCATAACCCGTAATGATCGCCTGTTTGGCATGATTTACGAACTGGATGCTGGCGATGACTGGACCGACCCGAAAAACTTAATCAAAGCTAACCCAAATCTGGACGTTTCGGTTAAATACAGCGACCTGGTTGAGCTTCTGGAAGTAGCGAAACAGGTTCCTCGCAAGGTTAACGCCTTCAAAACCAAACGCCTCAATATTTGGGTATCCGGTAAATCCGCGTTCTACAACATGGAGCAGTGGAAGGCTGCTGAAGACCCCAACCTTGAGCTGGCTGATTTTGCGAATGACAGCTGCAATATCGGTCTCGATCTCGCCAAAAAGCTGGATATGAACGCCGGGATACGGCTATTTACGCGGGAAATTGAAGGTAAACGGCATTATTACTGCATCAAACCTAAATTTTGGGTCCCGGAAGACACGATCCATACAACCGATCCAAAACTGCTGAAAACTGCTGACAGGTATCAGAAGTTTTATGAAATGGGCGTGCTGGAAGCGACGGATGGAGCAGAGGCAGACTATCGCGAGATTCTGGCCAGTATTATCGATATGCAGGACGAAAACCGCATTGACGAGATTGATATCGACCCTGCCGGCGCAACAGCACTTCGCCACCAGTTGGAGGACAACGGATTTACCGTAGTCGATATCCGGCAGGATTACACCAATATGTCACCGGCGATGAAAGAGCTTGAAGCGGCTCTGGCCGGTGGTCGATTCCACCATGATGGCAATCCCATTCTGACCTGGTGTATCAGCAATGTTATCGGGAAATTTATACCCGGTAGCGATGATCTCGTTCGCCCGACAAAGGGAGACAATCAAAGCAAAATCGATGGAGCTACAGCGTTATTTAACGCCATGACTCGCGCAATGCTGCACGAAAGCAGCGGCGGCACATCGGTATATGATGAGGAAGACATAGCGTGTTAATCACAATTCTGAGTTTCATTATTGGCCTGGCCGGGGCTGTACTCATATCCGCCGGAGCCTGGTTGATTTTGCCTGCTGCCGGTCTTATTACGGGTGGGTCAATATGTCTTATCTGGTCATATCTAACTGCGCGGGCGGTTTCAGCCGGTGCCAAATTTAACGGGGGTGAATAATGTTTATCCCCCAAATGTTCAGAGGGCGCCAGCAGTCGAGGGATGGCCTCTGGGAAGCCATGCTGGGCGGGGTTCGTTCAAGCCAGAGCAAAACTGGCATCATAATCACGCCGGAAACCGCTCTGGGACTTTCAGCGGTCCGGGCCTGTGTCACTCTCCTGGCTGAGTCCGTCGCGCAGCTGCCGTGCGAACTTTACCGGCGGGATAAAAATGGCGGGCGCCAGCGTGCGACGGACCACCCGGTTTATGACCTGATTCACTCCCAGCCCAACAGGAAAGACACCTCATTCGAGTATTTCGAGCAGCAGCAGGGGTTGCTGGGGCTTGAGGGAAATTGCTACTCGATCATCGAACGGGACGGAAAAGGCTACCCGAAAGAGCTGATCCCCATTAACCCGAAAAAGGTCATTGTGCTGAAAGGGCCGGACGGTATGCCGTATTACGAACTCCCGGAAGTCGGTGAAATTCTGCCGATGCGCATGATGCACCATGTGAAGGTCTTTTCTCTGGATGGCTATATCGGCAGTTCCCCCATTCAGACGAACGCCGATGTCTTGGGGCTGAATCTGGCCGTTGAGGAGCATGCGGCAGCGACATTTCGGCGTGGGACAACGATGAGCGGGGTGATAGAGCGTCCGAAAGAGGCTGCGACCATTAAAAGCCAGGATGCTATTGATCGCCTGCTGGCGAAATGGACCGAACGCCATTCCGGTATTCACAATATGTTCTCTGTGGCACTGCTGCAGGAGGGCATGAGCTACAAACAACTGTCGCAGGATAACGAAAAGGCGCAGCTGCTACAGTCGCGGCAGTGGGGCGTGGAAGAGGTCTGCCGGCTCTATAAAATCCCGCCACATATGGTGCAGATGCTGGCGAAAGCGACCAACAACAACATCGAGCACCAGGGCCTGCAGTTCGTGATGTATACGCTGCTGGCCTGGCTGAAACGCCATGAGGGTGCGATGCAGCGCGATCTGCTTCTGCCCAGCGAACGCCGCGATTTGTACATCGAGTTCAACGTTTCCGGGCTGCTGCGAGGCGACCAGAAGTCACGCTATGAATCGTATGCGCTGGGCCGCCAGTGGGGATGGCTATCCACTAACGATATCCGGCGTATGGAGAATCTACCGCCAATTGCTGGCGGGGACAAATACCTGACGCCGCTCAATATGGTCGACAGCGCGAAGATCCTTCCTGGCGATAAGTCGCCGACAGCAAAACAGCTGGCCGAAATAGAATCCCTTCTGGCCAGAGCCTGATTATTTCCCGCCGCGCGGGATGACCTGGAAGACAACATGACAACGAAATTAATTAACCTGCCGCACCTGGCAGATATGGTCTTTGGCGTGCCGCATTACGTGACGCGGCAAACAATGGACTCCGTGAAAGCGGTGCTCATCCCCCGTATTCAGGGGATCACCGAAGATGCCGTCATTCAGATGGCGCTGAATCCGGGTAAATCACCTGCAGCTGAGCAGGTTCAGCCCACCGGCGGGGTGGCAGTGATCCCCGTTCACGGCATTCTTGTTCCACGCCGGGGGCAGATTACGGCGATGTGCTCCGAGCTGACCAGCTACGAGCGGATCCGCGGGCAGCTGCAGGC